TGGTAGCCGTCAGCGATCTTCGGACTTACCTGGCAGCAATGCAGACGGACATCAACCGAATGCGTGACTTTGCAAACGAACTCAGCAATCAAATCGGTACCGTGCTTACCAACATCGAAAACCTTTCTACGGAGACACCAAGCAATGGCTGATCGTATCAAGAACTTCATCACCACCAACCTTACCGTTAAGTGGAGCAATCTTCTTAAGCCTGATACCATGTTCGGAGATGCGTCTGCAAACCACAACATCACCGTGGTATTGACTCCAGAGTTTGAGCAATCACTTATGCAGATTGCTAAGGACAACGGTGTGAAGAAGGTAAACGGTACCTACGAAAAGGATGGTGTTAAGACCATCAAGTTCAAGAGCAAGTCTCACGTTGACAAGGGTGCATATCCTTGCCAAGATGCAACTGGTAACTTTACCGATGTTGTTCCATTCGGTGAAGACGTTGTTCGTCTTAAGCTTGCCCCTGTTGTTATCACCAAGGGCGCAAGCAAGTCCATGTCGTTCTATCTCAACGGTGTTCAGATCGTTCAGAAGAATGCTACGATGGAGAAGAAGACCAATGGTTTCGCACCTGTTGAGGGAGGGTTTGTTGGGACGCACGTCGATGCACCAACAACAAGCAAGCCGACTGAGGCTTCCCCAACTCCTGCCGGAATTACGGATGACGAGATTCCATTCTAATGAAATGGAAGTTCCCAATCTCACCTGTGGCTGCATCACGGCCACGGGTGAGTAAGTGGGGCAGTTACTATACTGGAACTTATAAAGAGTTTCGAGAACAGGCTGTGCCTGTAATTGAAAAAGTATTAGAGGGATACGAACCAACAGATAAGAATCTACGTGTGTACGTTCAACTCTATGTCGATAAGCCCAAGTCCAGTAAACTGGATTATCCCCGACCTGATATCGACAACTACCTTAAGTCTGTGTTTGATCTAATGAACGGTCGCCTGTGGACAGATGACCGTCAGATCATATTCGTAGAAGCAACTAAAGAGTGGGCCAAGTCCACTGGATACTTTATTGTGGAGATTCAAGATGTCTGATTGGAAGCTTACTGGAACAATGTACAGCAGCGAAGACAATAGCAAGGCTGCTGTTGTCATCGAACGGTGTGAAGAAGACAGTATGAAGGTTACTGTTTCTGTTATGGAATATGGAACCACATGCACATGCAAGGTTTACCTTGACGATCTTGAACAGATCATCCGTGCGTTGAATACCAACGACTCAATCTTCTAATGTAACAGAGGGGTGCGGCTCTCCAACGCACGTTCATGGAAGGGTGCCTGATAGATTTGGTAAAAGGTCGTGACTTATAATCGCGCTCATGTGGGTTCGACTCCCACCCCTTCTACTATAAGCCACAGTAGACCAATGGCAGAGTCAATAGACTTAAAATCTGTGTAGTGTGGGTTCGAGTCCCACCTGTGGTACTAAAGGAGATCATATGCAACGAATGTACAGCGTAACAATTGAGTTAGTTAGGAACGTTTCGGAAACATGGTCATTCCCAATCCCTGAGGATACTAATGTCGCTCAATTAGAAGAAGACTTGAAGCGCAACCCAAATATCTTATGGACAAAGTTTAATCCAGACCTTGTAATGTCGGATGACTTTGGTGAGAAAGTAACACAAGTTGTGGAGGGCTTCGAATGGCAGACGTAATGCACGTAACGGTTGAAGTTGTTACTCGTACCTATGAGACCTACTCGTTCGACATTGATGACGATGACAAACCAAAGAAATTGTTTAAGCAACTGCAAGAAGATCCATCGCTCATCTTTAAGCAGTCACGTGTTGAGTGTGTAAAGGTAGTTGACGCACACAGCGCAATCGTTGAAGTAATTGATTACGATCTTGACACACTAAACATCATCGAATAACTAGGATATCCCTGTAGCTCAGTTGGATAGAGCATTCGCCTTCTAAGCGAATGGTCAGTGGTTCGAGTCCACTCAGGGATGTTAGAAAGGAAACCTATGGATACTATTATTTTTATTGGTGGCGTGGTGTTGGTTATTGGTAGCGTAGTTATACAGTGGAAGATGCAAGATAACGAGATTGCAAAGCTTCGAAAAGAGGTTGAAGAAAACTATGAACTGATGTACGAACTCAAGGCAACAACAGAACACGGTCTTAACAACCGAATCAGCGCAGTTGTGCGTGAGGTATCAGCATGGCAACACTCGCTTGCCGATATCAAGAAGGCGGAAGACGAGAAGCGTCGTGTCGCTGAAACGAAGTCTGTTATTAAGAAGCTTCGGGATTCCATTAAATGAGCGATGATATCGTGACGCGGCTACGCGCCGTCCTACACAACGACCGTAGCGTCGAACTGATGAACCGCGAAGCCGCCGACAAAATCGAACGGCTTCGCGCCGAGCGCGACGAGGCGCGGCGGGAAGTTTGCAGGCACATGGCACATGGGGTGATGAGTTCAAAAGACTACGCCAAATACCTCAACTGGGACTGCTTCAAGGGGGATAAATGAGCGGCGAAACCACCCAACAACAACGTGACGAGCGCGACGAAGCGAGGCGTGAAGTCTTGAGCAACGAAAACGACAATGTAACCAAAGACCAGTTCCTTGATGAATACTACAAGATCAAGGCAGGGATTGGTGAGCCAGAGATTATCGAAAAGATGATCTACGAACGCCACGATCAGCGCAATTGCTCGCCCCGAGTGAGTGATGAGATTTTGCATGCAGCAGATCGTATCAGAAACAAATGGGTCGAAGAAGCGGTTCGTGAGTTCGTGCTGCGTATGTCGTGGCACATCCTGCACCTTGAGGAAACACTCAAGCAAAACAACATTGACCACGAACCATACCGTAGTTACTACAACATGACAAAAGAACCTGTGACTTAAGGAGAAAAAGACTAGTGGATTACCATGATATTGAAGATCCTGAGATTAAACTAGAGATTCTTCAGCAACGTATTTACAATGCCTCTATCCTCTTGGCTGATTGGGATGGTTACTATAATCCCAAGACTGGGAAAGGCAACGCAGAGGAACTTGCCAAGTTAATCGAAGAGGTGTACATCGTATTACAGGGAAAGAGTTGGCGTAATTAATTCTAAGGGAATGTGTAGTTCGTTCCCCAAAACTTTAGGAATATGTAGGAGAATGTTAGAATGAAGAATGTGATCGGTTTGCTTAGTTTGGTTGTGGCTGGTTCAGCATCAGCAGAGTTCGTTGTTGTTAATAACCCAGTCGTAGAGACTGTTGGATTCTACTCAGATGCCTTCTCATCTGATGGTGCATACACCTATGCACAGAGTGGCGCACAGCTTTTTGATTTAGAAGATTCGTATACAACCTCATCCCTCAAGTGGTGGGGTTCATCCAACGGATTCAATGACCAAGGCGTATCAAACTTTACCTCATTCGAGATTAACGTTTGGGATGCTGCCTTTAACGGTATCGTCTATACTACAACCGTTGATCTGTCAAACGTAGAGATCAGTAAGACAGGTGATTCAAACTTCTTTGGTCAACCCGTCTATGAGTTTTACGTTCCTTTTGTTGCTCAACTTACCGCTGGTAGTTATGCAATGAACATTGGTGTTAATCTTGAAGATGCAAACGGAGATCAGTTTGTATGGTCTCAAGGTATGGACTCAAACAACTTCTGGCAAACATCTCCGTTTGGTCCGGGTGGTTGGGGATCGTGGCGTCCATTGCCACCATCTATTGGTAATACCGCTGGTGGTGCATTCGTTCTTTCAGCACCATCACCCGCAGCGATTGCGCTGCTTGGTTTAGCAGGACTTGTTGCTAAGCGTCGCCGCTAAGCAAACTAACAAAACCCCACAGGTCGCTTGGGCCTGTGGGGTTGGAGGATAAATGTTAACTTACGTAGATCATATGGGTTGTGACGAGTCTGTGTGTGATGCTGCTCGCGTGAGCATGAACAAGACGGCTGATCTGTTTACTGTTACTCAGAACGAGAGACTGATTAATTACTTGGCAAGACACAATCACTGGAGTCCCTTCTCGCATTGTGTCCTAAAGGTTCGCGTAACAGCACCAATCTTTATCGCACGTCAACTGGCAAAGCATCAGGTTGGTTTCTCTTGGAATGAAGTATCACGTCGATACGTCTCAAGCGACCCAGAGTTTTGGACTCCAGACGAGTTTAGAGATAAGGCAGACAATGTAAAGCAGGGGTCATCCAACACAGTCAATTATTACTCTCAACTCTATAAGACACAACTTGATACTTTGTGTAAGCAAGCGGCTAGTATCTATAATGATATGTTAAAGGATAACATCTGCCCAGAACAAGCACGTGCAATTCTTCCACAAGCCATGATGACTGAATGGATTTGGACTGGATCGTTATATGCTTGGTCTCGTATGTATAATCTTCGAGCAGATTCACACTCTCAAGTTGAGGTTCGGAGTTATGCTACCGCAATCGGTTCAATATGTGACAAGTACTTTCCACTTTCATGGAGAGCGTTGACGAACTATGGCGTTCAATCTGAATGATCTACTGAAACTCGCACGGTTGTTTCCACCAAAGGAACGAACACACTATTCTGTTGTGTTGCATGGTAATAAGATCATGGCCTGTGGCGAGGAGAATAGAAAGAAGACACACCCTAAGGCAAAGAAGCTTGGCTATAAGTATCCAACAATCCACTCTGAACTTGCTGCCTTCATGGCAATCGACAAGTCAATCGCAAAGGAGTGTACGTTGATAAACATACGGATCACGCCAACGGGTTCTGTTGGTATGTCTAAGCCCTGCCCATATTGTCTTGGGTGGGTGTCGGAGGTTTTTAAAGATGTCTGGTATACAAATCAGGATGGAGTTTTTGTGAGGCTATGAAACGCGCAAACATTAATGTAACTCTTCTAAAGGAACAGATCGAAATCATTGAGAGTGGTCTGCCATACAGTGTGCTTACCGATGAGGAAGCAAGGATTGATGGCCTGTTAGATTTTCTACACGATATTGCAACAGGCGAGATCGTGTGCTATAAGAAAGAACTAAATGGAAACCTTGAATGAGTCTACTGTAGTTTCGAGAGATCGTTGTCCCAAGTGTGCCGCAATGGGCGGTGACAACAGCGGAGATAATCTTGCCGTCTATAGTGACGGTCACGTACACTGCTATTGCTGCGGATATCACAAAGGAAACAAAATGTCAGCCGAACCTAGTACTTCTAACTTCAACAAACTGAATGGTACCTTCTCCGATCTCAGTCATCGACGCATTGAGGAGAAGACGTGTCGGCAATTTGGTTATCAGACTGCACACGTAAACAACAACGATGTCGAGATTGCCAACTACTTCTCCACAGAAGGTGAGTTGGTTGCTCAACATATCCGTGGACCCAACAAGCAATTCGCTTGGAAGGGTTCACCCAAGAGTGTTCAACTCTTCGGTCAACACCTATGGAAGATGTCGGGTAAGCGGTTGGTTATCACTGAAGGTGAGATCGACTGCATGACTGTATGTCAACTGCTTGGTGGTACTTGGCCTGTTGTGTCTGTTCCTAATGGAGCGCAATCCGCACTCAAGGCTATTAAGGATAACCTTGAGTTCGTCTCTTCTTACCAAGAGGTTGTCCTCTGCTTTGACATGGATGACGCGGGTCAAGATGCGGCCAAGGCTATCAGTGAGATTCTTCCACCCGGCAAGTGTAAGATTGCTAAGCTTCCACTCAAGGATGCAAACGAATGCTTGGTCACAAACCAAGGCAAGGCTGTTGTGTCTGCGATCTGGGAAGCACAGGTCTATAGCCCCGATGAGATTCTTCACATCTCTAAGATTGTGGAGTCTACCGATAGTCTTCAGGCTAGGGTTTACCCCTTCCCATTTGACAAGTTGTCTGAGTTCCTCATCGGACAACGATCAGGGGAGATTACATTGTGGGCGTCGGGTACGGGTTCTGGTAAGTCAACCATCCTTCGTGAGTTGATGTATCATCACCTTGAAGAAGGTCGATCTGTTGGTGCTATCATGCTTGAGGAATCCCCTCAAGAAACTATGGATGACATGATCTCGCTTATGATTAACAAGCCAGTTCGTGCTATCAATGCAGCGAAGATGATGAATGATCTTCGTGTCCGTATGGGTAAGCCACCAATCGACATTGAGTTGTTAACCAATGACTTCTCTACTGACGAATACTTGGAGGCTAAGAAGAAGCTGTCTGCCACCAACATGTACATCTACGATCACCTTGGCAACAACGCTATGGCTAACTTGCTTGCTCGCATGGAGTACATGGCTGTGTCTCTGAAGGTAGACGTGATTGTCCTCGACCACATCACAGCAGCAGCGGCTGGGTTAATGGGAACATCCGACAAGGACATTGAGGGTGGTGGTTCAGAGCGTATCATTATCGACACGCTTATGAAGGAACTACGATCTCTCGCTGTTCGTACTGGTGTTCACGTCGATATCGTTTCGCAACTCAAGAAGACGGATAAGGCTTATGAAGAAGGCGATAGAATTACGCTTCAGGATCTTCGCGGTTCTGGTGCTTTGGCATCTGTACCTAATACGGTCATCGCTCTTGAACGCGATAGACAGAATCAAGACCAGACCTTAGCCAACACAACCATCATTCGTGTTCTTAAGAATCGCTTGACTGGTCGTGCTGGCATCGCTAGTGCTTTGTTCTACGACAGAACAACTGGTCGTTTGCAAGAAGTTGATTGGGCAACCAACGACGAAGGAGAGGTTGTCTTCCAACCTATTCAAAATGGAACAGCATGACGTCATGCGAATGATGGCTTGGGATATGTATGCCGCGTCGATCTTGGGTATGTCTTTACATCCCGGCACAACACGGGATGCAGCTAAACCTAAAACCATAAAAGAGATTTGTAACCTTGCCGACGAGATGTTGGCAGAAAGAGATACTAGATTTAATGCGCTTGGTTATCGACATCGAATCGAATGCCTTGATGGAGTTGACCCTAGACAATAAGGGTAGACCTGTCAAGGAGTGTACAAAAGTTCACGTTGTTGTTACAAAGGATATTGATAGCGGAGAGGTTCGAACATGGACTGTGTTTGATGAGACCTTCGATGCGTATCTCAACAAGGCAACGCAACTCATTGGACACAATCTCTATGGTTTCGATCTTGAATGTCTTAAGCGTATGCTTGGGTACAAGAGTACCGCTAAGATCTACGACTCACTGGTTGTTAGTAAACTGATGTATCCAGATCTTACAAATCACCCGCTTGGTGGTAACTCGCTTGAGTGTTGGGGTAAGCACCTTGGTAATGAGAAGATTAATTATCAAGGTACATGGGAGGAGTTGACGGATGACATGATTACGTACTGCATTCAGGACGTACACGTTGCCCATCACATCTACAACCACCAACAGAAATGGATTGCGGATAACAAGTACGAGAAGATTGTTCAGCTTGAGTTTCTTGCTAGTGCTGTTGTTGCACAGCAGCAAGCCAATGGTTTCAACTTCGACATCAAGGCTGCTGAGAAACTACAACATGATCTGTTGATGTTCAAGGCATCTGTTGAAGATGAAATGCGTACCATCTTCCCAGACAAGGTTACTGAGCGTTACTCAGAGAAGACGGGCAAGCGTCTCAAGGATTCCGTTGAGGCTTTTAATCCCGGCTCTCGCAAGCAGATTGCTGAGCGGTTGTACGAGAAGTATGGTTGGTCAGCACCAAAGACAGAGAACGGTAATCCCAACGTGGATGCCACAACCCTCAGTCAACTTGATTACCCAGAAGCCAAGAAGCTTGTCGAGTACTTCGATGTTCAGAAGCTTATGGGTCAGGTAGACGATTGGGTTAGTCGCTCGTCGTACAGTCGAGACGGTCGTATCCACGGCTTTGTAAACGTACAGGGTGCTGCTACTGGTCGCTGCACACACTCGCAACCAAACGTTGCACAGGTGTCTGGCGATCATCGTGCCAGAGAGTTGTGGGTTCCACACGATGGCGAGGTTCTACTTGGGTCAGACCTTAGTGGTCTTGAGTTGCGTATGCTTGCCCACTACATGGCACCATACGACAAGGGTGCGTATGCCGACGTTATTCTTAACGGAGACATTCATACCCACAACCAACAGAAGGCTGGTCTTCCAACCCGTAACAACGCTAAGACTTTTATCTACGGCTTCTTGTATGGGGCTGGTGACGCAAAGATTGGTAAGATCATCGAAGGTTCATCTAAGCAGGGTGCAGCACTCAAGGAGAAGTTTCTTCGAGAGTTGCCAGCACTTGCTAAGGTCAAGCAAGATGTTGAGTTTCAAGTAGCCAAGCGTAGTGCGGTTAAATTAGTTGACGGTCGCTATGCACCAGTACGTAGCGCACACGCTGCACTCAATACCCTATTGCAAGGTAGTGGTGCTGTGGTATCTAAGTACTGGATGATCCTTGCTAACACCAGACTGAGGGAACGGTTTGGTGCCAACGTTGTCAAGCAACTAGCGTATGTGCATGACGAACTTCAGTTCTCCTGCCCATCAGCGATTGCTGAAGAGGCTGGCAAGATAGTTACTAATGCGGCAATCGAAGCGGGTACTAGACTTGCTATCGCTATGCCAATCAATGCGGAGTACAAAATTGGAAACAACTGGTCACAAACTCACTAACGCCTCTGTCGGATTCTACGACTTCGGTAAGATTCAGGGTAGGTATTTTGGATTGTTGGCTAAGATTCTTAACGGTAGCCACGTAACACACGCTGGCCTCATCCTTGAGGCTGGCGGCAAGGAGTACCACTTTGTAATCTGTAGTGCAAAACAAGAATGGGATGGTCGTATAGTACCAGTCAGTAAACTATACAATCTAGAAACCTTACAAGGTTTAGGTGCTGTCCTTATCGGTCGAACAGAAATGTGGATCACTGAGGATATGTCACTTGGGGATGCTATAACGGGGGCATCATCATATACCGACAGTAATGCTTGGGATATGATTTTCCATTACTTTGTTGGGCGGTTCATTGGTTTAACAAGACCACGGAATTGTACAACACATATCTGTTCTTTCTTTAATATCGAAGACTGCTTTACACCAGCAGAGTTGTATAGGAGATTCAATGATAACCATCTTATTGTCAGGCCAAGCGCGAGTCGGTAAGACTACAGCTGCTGAGTTTATTGCAGCGTATGCAAAGAAATGTGACTTCAAACCAATCATCCTCCCCTTTGCTAAGGCTATTAAGGATGAGGCATTAGCCGCTGGGTTTGACAAGGCAACTAAGCCACTAGAGTATCGTGCCTATTGTCAAGACGTTGGTGAGTCCAAGCGCAAGGAAGAGCCAGATTACTGGTTGAACTTGTTTAAGAAGGCTTGGAAAGAAGCCGCAATCAAGGATGCAAACGCAGCACAAGACGAAGAAAAGCTTTGGAAAGAAACCGTAATCATCGTTGACGATTGTCGGTACCTTAACGAACTTAACTTCGGTCGAACAAATGGAGCCATCACCGTCTTCATCAGCCGTGGTTCAAGAGACCTAGAGGATCAGAATGCTGATTGGCGTAAGCATGAATCAGAAGAGATGGCAAACCGATTTGAGGCTGGCGATAAGGACTATGTTCAGATGTTTGATTGGGTTATCAAGAACGAAGGAGACACCAAGCTTCTTCACTCCAAGTTAAGCGCACGTCTTCCTGATTGGTTGGGTCTTGATCCTCACTGCTATCTATCTTGTGATTGCCTTGGTTGTACAAAGACCAAGAAGGATGAGCCAATGAATCTTGATGAGTTCTTTGAAGAGCTGTTTGGAGACGATGAAGAATGAGTCTTGATACCGTTGCAATGATTGGTTACGAACAAGGAGAGTTTAGAGAGGCACCAGAGGATTGGTTCTCTGGCACCGATCTCCTTGTCCGTGGAACAAAGGGAACAGATAACTGGATTCGTGGTCGATACTACGATGAAGTTATTAAGCAGACCACTGGTTATACATTGTATCACCAACTTAAGAATGGTACCGTAAGAGACATCTCACGTCTCTTGAATGAGTATACCTTTGCCCACATCTCTAGTGTAGCGAATAGACGTGTACAAATATCTAACGAAGAACTGCAACAATTAAACAAATGGTTTAAGATAGCAGCAGAGAAAGGTTGTTTCCTTGAAGCTTGGTATTGATCATGCAATCTTAGACGGAGACATCATTGCGTATCGTGCTGCCTTCTGGGCAGACCAAGAGGGAGCTGAATGGTTAGATAGACGATTGATTGATGACGTTAAACGGTGGACACCACCGGGAATTACCAATATCACAATCGCTATATCTTGTTCACGTAAGGATAATATCCGAAAGGATTACCTCCCTAGTTACAAAGAACACAGAGAAGGTAGACCATCACCCGATTGTCTATCCGACGCTATTGCTTTCTTACGGGATAACTATAAGACAACTAGTGAACCACGACTTGAGGCCGATGACCTGATGGGTATTGCTAAGTCTGGATTCAAAGCAGTTTGTGTAACTATTGACAAGGATTTACAACAAGTTCCCGGCTATTCGTGGAAGCCGCGACTGAACCTAGATGACGCAGAGACTGAGATAGAATATACCTCAGTTTCTGACGCAGACTTTTGGTTCCATCGGCAATGGATCACGGGAGATTCGACCGATAATATCGGGGGTATTTGGAAGCTTGGCCATAAGAAGGCTGAGAAGCTTCTGAATTCCACCCACCCCAAGAACCATACCGCCCTCGTCCTAAGC